AAGATACTAAAACCCCTCTAAAATAGGATTTAAGTACTGCCTTTTGTTTTTCTGATATTTTCATATTTTCCCCCCTAGTAGTGGTATATCAAATTGTTTGCCGTCTTTGTCGCCTGCCTTAGTAAAACTAATGTGGATGTGCTTTTTATGTGGGTTGATGCCACGATACCTGCGCCACTTAAATCCCATAATCTTTGATGCTATAAAACCATTATGGATTACGTAAGATATACGCTTATCGGTTTTCGCACAGACTCTGATCTGGTCAGCCAAATATATTGAGATCTGCTCGGATGTATCCAAGCGAGAATCAATATCAATGGCTCGGACGACCCCAGATTTGTCTGGATTATGATCCGATTTGGTGGCGCTATGACGAGCATCACCAATCCACCCATCACTGGTAGAGCGGCGATCTGGATACCAGGTATCAATCTGATCTCTTAACTGCTCGCCAGCTGCACATAGCCAAGGTTTCATTAGCCTAATAAAATTTTCAATTCGTCAATAGTCAAACCTAATCGATCTGCTATCCCTTGACGTTGAGTTTCTCGCTTTTCGGCTTCAGTTTTTAATGTTAATTGCTTTTTTTCTTCTTTGATAGCTTCTTGTTCTAATGTTTTTAATTCATCATCGCTTAAAGGTATTATTGCAATTTCGTTTGTATCGCAATTAACAATTATTTTGTTTATATTGTCCATTATATTCCATATCCGTAAACACTCAAAGTGCCTACACAAGCATTAGCAAAAAATATACTAAAACCATCAAAAGAAGTTGTCGTATCAAAAAAACCTGCGTTGTAACCACCACGATCAAGATTTCTTGATAAAAAAGTACCACTAAAAGTGGTTTTAACAGTAGCAAATGGATCAAATAAATCTATACTAAAATTACCATTAGCGGTGGTAGGAGAACACATAAACCATTTAGTAGCACCACTTTGGCCTGTTGAATTAAAAGTGCCAGCAATATCTGTTGTACCTCTACCAGAGTAATAATTTGCCGATGAATCGTCTGCACTCGATACTCTTAATCTCATTTCCACATCTGTGGCAGCAGCGACAAAAGAACCGGAAAACATTATTTTGTAATTAGTATAATTTGCACTAAACACATTATTAAGGCTTACATTAGTTGTTGATGATAATGTAGTATTCGATAACAATGTTAAACCGCTACTTGGAGCTAAATTAGCCCAAGCTGACCCGGTGTAATAAGTTGTGGTATTGCTGTCTTTAAGAAAGGCATAATTGCCTTCTTGTGGTGATGTAACAGCTGCATCTCTAGCTGCGGCACTAGCAAATACCCAAATACCTTGCATTAAATAGCCATCTACATCGGCTGCGGTTAATACCTCGCCTGTAGTGAAATCCTTAAACCCTAAACCTGCTGCCATCTCTACTCCTTAGTAACTTAGGACATTATAGTCTAAAGTGCCATAAATGTTATTATTTAGGATAAATGCATCTATAACGGGCTCTAGTGTCGTGAACGTAGTTTTCCAGCTATTCGGGGTTATATTCATCCTTACCCCAAAAATTTGTAAAGTCTTTTCAAGCAGCGATCCGCCAGGCTGAGTAGTCTTGACTGTAATAGGATCAAAGAAATCTAAATCTAGAGCTGCAATAATGCCTGAGTTGTAATTATCCGTGTATAAGTCTAGGACTATGGCATCGCATCTAATAGAAGTTTCTTGCCTACTAGCCACATAAGCCTGGGCATAATCTAAAGCTACTGCATCTGTCTGCATAAGTAGGCCATCTAAAAAGTAGCTGTGAAGAAAGTATTTATCTATGCTGGCTTGGTTTAGGGCTACCTGTGGGCTACCACCAATTCTAGTAATAGTGGCTTTATTAAATACTAATACATCGTTTAATATCCAGGTAGCATCAAAGTAATCTATACCCGATCCGTCATCTGCAAAAACTGTAGGTGTGCCACCAATAGACCCAGCAGTTACGCCTCGATCTTGAAATACAAAATTATTGTCGGCACTCACATAAATAGCGCCATATTCAGATTCTGTAGCAGTTTGTAAAGCTTGAAGTGCTGTGCGATTGGTGCCTGGATCTGCCTGTAATGTAGTAAGACCTGCATCTATATCACGTTGTGATATTGGCCAGTCAATTTCATCTAATATCTCATTTATACGAGTACCTGATAAATCGCCAGCACTTGCACCTGTAACAGTGCTTATCTGTGCTAACTGGGCTAATCTAAAAGCATCTACAGCTTGAATAGTAGTCATGGCTAAATCTGCTTCTGATTCATCTGGATAGGTTGTAACATAACTTGTAATGTATCCTGCAAATATAGGATATGTAACTGAACCATATGTAGCAGTAATCTGCACCTTCTTCATAGGTGTTAATAAATTGTAGTAAGGCCCTGATACGTTCTGTGGGTTAAAATCGCCATTTTGATCTACTATGCGTAATGTAAGTGATCCTGTTTGAAATTGATCGCTAAGAGCAGTACGGCCTCGATTAGTTTCAATTCTATTTACTTGATTAGATACGTCTACAATTACACCTGCTGAATCTGCCAATACATTTGTGCCCAATATGCCTGTATCTAAAATCATGGCTTGAGCAAAACTAGGGCCAGTACTAAAGTTAATTACAGCATTTATTACAGGTACAGTCATTAGAAACCTTGTCCGGCTGGTATTGTGCTGTATCCATTACGAGTAGCGATCTGTATACTTTCTGCAATAGCCTGGCTTAATTTATCGCCAGCCCCCGCTACATCTACTTTAATGTTTAGCTCTTGCGCAGATCCTCTGCTTATGCCTGGGGTAAATCCAAGCGCTAAACCAAGCGCTCTAGCTTCATTACTATAGCCAAACTCTGGATTATTGATAGCCACATCTGCAAGGCTACCCATACGGCCACCACCAGCGGTAGCAGCTATTACACCACCTGCACCTATTTGTGAGGGATCAACTCCAAAGGATAATAATAAATTTTTAGCGGCTTCACTTAATGCATAAAACTGGGTAGTTAATTCTTCTGCAGCTGTTTTGCCATCCATTTCAGCCAATATCTTTTTAGCCAAAGCTTCATTATTATCTAAAATAGCAAACTTTGCCTCTAGGCGTAATTTAGTTTCTTTATCGGTGGCTTCATTAAGTGCTTTGGCCAAACCAATACGCTCAATATCAAATTTATCTTTTAACTGATCTACGGCAGTTTTAGCTTTTAATGTGGCCACTTCTTGCTTTTTTAACTTTAATAAATCTTGAGATGCTTTGAGTTCTTGCCTTCTTTGTGCAGCAAGGATACGGCCTTGTGCTGGAGTTTCCCTAGCAGGTGCAGTAGGAAATTTACCTTTTTGGTTTTCTCTAGCTAATCTGGCTAATAATCCAAATGTGCTGGTTTCATAAGCTGCTTTACCTAATGCGCCAATACCAGGTATATCTGAAATAGTCTTAACTAATACGCCTAAGCCTGTAATAGTTTGGCCAGTAGTTTTGCCTAGCTTCTCCATCTTGGCTGTAGTTTCATCTAAGTTAGTGTCTTTACCTAGTGCATCTAAAGCGCCTAATATGCCTTTGCCTATTTCTTCTTTTACATTTTCGCTGGCTACTCTTAATAGATCCATTTTGCCAGCATAAGTGCTTAATCTTGCTTGTGCTTGACCTGCAAATTTATCATTTAACTCTTTAAGGATTGCATCCATATCGCCAGCCTTTAGCGTGGCTTTGCTTAGTCCTGCACCTAATCTAGTTAATGATGTTGTATTACCTGCATAGCCCTTTGCAAGTGCAGCTGTAACCTCAGTTAAGGATCGACCTGTAGCAGCTGATACGTTAAGCGCTGTGTTTAATGCATTTTGACTTAAAGTAATAGACCCTGTAACAGTTAGTAATTGCTGAAATGCTGGGCGTAATTGGTCATCTAAAACGCCAGTGGCTTTTTGTAAATTGGCTATGTATAACTCTACGGCTGGTGAGCTAAATGCAAAGCCTGTATTTTTTAACTGAACCTCTAAAGATTTGGCGGCTTTCTCATCGGCTGCAAACGCTTTTACTGCTTCTTTACCAAATCTAACTATTGCTCTAACTGAAAATGCTGCGGCTAGTGTGCCACCTAATTTTTTGACTTGCTTATCAAATACACTAACATCTTGCTTAGCCTTTTTAAGAGCTTTGCCGTTCCAAGTAGCCGAGGCTGCTACAAATATATTGGCCACTATGCCACCTTCTTAATTTCAGTTTTACGTGTAAATTCCACAGCTGTTTTATCTACGGCCTTTAATATCGCTTCATAAACTTTTATATTATCTTGTGCCCACGCCTTGTAGATCAAACGGCCTTGCATCTTTCGACCTGTTGCCCCACGTGCGCCTGGTACTCGCTTAGGTTTTGTTACTGGCTCTAAAGCACCTATAAATTGCTGGCTAGCAAATGGGTTATTTGAATCATAAAAATCTAGCGCTTGGCTCTTAGCAGACTTTCTAACATAAGTACCGCTACCCTCATGCTTAAATGTAAATGGCGCTCTACCTTGTGGATTTAATCTGCCTGCGGTTTCATAAATAGATCCAGCCCTACTTACGTTATAAACATATTGGCTTACTTGCCAGCCATTTTTTGTGGCTACATTTTTGCCAGGGTTATATCCAATACCAGCTTTAACTACACTGCCATCATACTTTGGAAATGGTCGTTCAATAGTAGAAGATAATGGCTTAGACCATCCAGATAAAACTTGTCCATTAGATGGTACAAAACTTTTTGCTTTTTCTGCTACCGCTCGCATTAAAGGATCAATAGCATTACTAATTTTTATTCTTAAATCTTCATCAATAAAGCTGAGTCCATTTAGAACATCTTTAACGCCTACGACCTCTGCCGGCATTTTTAACCCTTTCAGCTCTATCGGTTAATACTTGTATGATTGCCCGATACATCTCCGAGTCCATA